CGAGTGCCGTGGCGGCCGACGCCTACACGGCGCAGGCGACCTACAGCGTCACCTACACGGAGTCGTTCGCGGCCAGCGACACGCAGGCGGCTGTCGCGGTGCGCCCGGTCAGCGCGGACGAGACTGCTGCCGCCAGCGACACGTTCACCGCGCAGACGACCTACTTCGTCACCTACGCGGAGTCGGCGGCCGCCAGCGCCACGCTGGAAGGCGACACCGGCCTGTCGGGCCTGATCGATGCCTCGGCGGCCGCCAGCGACACCCTGACGGCGCAGGCGACCTACGGCGTCGATCACAGCGCCTCGGGCGCGGCCGCAGACGCGACCAGCGCGGTCGCCGTCCTCCCGGCCAGCGTCAGCGAGTCGGCGGCCGCCAGCGACACGCTCGCGGGCCAGACGACCTACAACGTCACCTACGCCGAGTCCTTCGCGGCGGGGTACACGAACGACTTCGAGTCGGCGAACACCGGGTCGCACACCGCCAGCGCGGCGGCGACCGACACCTTCGCCGTCACGGCGATCTACACGGCCACGCACACCGCCAGCGCGGCGGCAGCGGCCACGCAGGACGTCGTCCAGACTGGCGCTATAGCCGAAACGCTGTCGGCCGCCGACGCGGTCTCGGCGACCCTGTCGGCCCCGGCCAGCCACGACGCCAGCGCGGCGGCCGCCGACCAGTACGCCACCCTGCTGGTCTACGCCGTCACCCACACGGCGAGTGCCGCAGCGGCGCAGACCTTCGCGACCAATCAGGCTTACGCCGTCGCCTACGACAGCGCGTTCGCGGCCAGCCAGACCTTCGCCAGCCTGTCGGTCAGCAACCTGACCTTGCTGGCCGACGCGGCCGCCACCGACGCCTTCGCCGGTCGGCAGACCCTGAACCTGTCGGTCACCTTCTCGGCGGCGGCGGACGCCACCGCGCTCACGGAAGGGGCCACGGACGGGGCGCTGACGGCCGCAGCGGCCGCAGGATCGACGTTCGATGTCGCGGTGGTGTACGCGGTCGATCTCACCGCCGCGAGCGCCCTGAGCGACCTCTACGTCGCTCCGCGCACCCTTGCCGTCGATCACACGGCCTCGGCCGCCGCCTCGGACGCCTACGGCACCACGGCGATCTTCAGCGCCTTGCTGCCCGCGATGGCGGCCGCCGAGGGCATCTTCGTCGCCGAGACCGGCGGCGAGGGGTCGCATCTGGCCTCGGCGAGTGCCGGGGCGGCCTTCGTCGCCAACAAGGTCGAGACCCTGCAGATCACCGAACTGCTGGCCGCCGGGTACGCTGCCACGGGCAACCGGGTCGAATGGCGCGGCGCACCGTTGGGCGGCGGCACCCGTGGACGGGTCGAGCAGGCCCGCAGGACGCCCGCCCTGCTGCGTCCGCGACCGGGACAGGACGACACCACACGCCCCGACAGCGACCCAACTGAACGCTTCTAGGAGACCCTCATGGGCCTGATCCGAGTCACCACCCCGACCTTCGCCAACGAACCCCTGACGCTGGCGGAAGTTCGCGCCCATCTGCGCGAGCCGGTCTCCGGGGACGCCACCACCGACGCCGAGGTGGACACCTACCTGCAGGCGCTGGTGGCGACCGCCCGTGCGGCGGCCGAGGCGCGGTGCCAGCGCACCATCGCGGCGGCGAACTGGAAGCTCACGCTCGATTCCTTCCCGCCGCAGATCACCCTGCCGATGCCGAGGGTCACGGCGGTGACGCAGATCGACTACCGCGACCCGGATGGCGTGCTGACGCTGCTCGACTCCGCCGGGTACACGCTCGACGCCGAGTCGGAGTACTCGAACTGGGTCTACCCGGCCTTCGGCTATAGCTGGCCGCAGACGTGGACCGCGCCGAACGGCGTGGCGGTCTACTACACCGCCGGGTGGGCGCAGGCGGAAGTCCCGGCCGAGATCAAGATGTGGATGAAGCTCGCCATCGGCGCGTGGTACGACGTGCGCAGCGGCATGGACGTGGCCCCGCTGCCGATGCAGGCCTTTGAACTGCCGCCGCAGTTCTTCCAGTCGCTGCTCGAACCGTGGATGGTGCTGCTGCCATGATCGTCACGAAACTCTGGGCGCGGATCACGATCCAGCGGCCCGTCACCACGCAGGACGCGGTCGGCCAGCCGGTGGTCGGCTGGCAGGACGTCTGCACGACGTGGGCCGACGCCCGCCACCTCCGGGGCATGGAGACCCTGAAGGCCGACCAACCGACCGCCACCGTGAAGGCCAGCTTCCGCATCCGGCACCGGGATGGGCTGGACGAGACCATGCGTGTGCTTTTCAACGGGGACGCGTACAATGTCCTCGCGGTGTTGCCACAGGGGAGGCGTGAGGTCATCGACCTCGCGTGCGAACGTGTGGGAGCGTGATGGCGACACCGTGGGTTAACAGCAAGCGCAAGACTGGCGCTGCTCCCCTGAAGGGAAGCATTGCTGTCACTTTCACGAACGTCGATGAAATCCTCGGCACGTTCGATGGCCTGAAGACCGAAGTCGAAGCCGCCGTGCGCCCTGCCGCGCAGGCGGCGGCACAGGTGCTGTACGACGAGGTCCGTTCCAACGTCCAGAAGTTGCCCCGCAACTGGGGGTCGAACTCCGGCACCCAGCGTCGGCTCTACGACGCGATCTATCAGGTCTTCAGCAAGGACAACTCGGTCGAGTCCGCGAGCGGGAAGTACTCCCGTGCGTCCTACCATGTGTCGTGGAACCACGCGAAGAAGCGTGCGCCGCACGGGCATCTGGTCGAGTGGGGCCACATGGTCCCGTACCAGATCTACCGGGACAAGTTCGGCGACTGGCACACGAAGGTGCGGCCCTCGAAGCTGCAGGAGTACCTCGCTGGCGGGTACGGCGGACCCAACGGCAAGACCGTGCCGAAGAACCTGCGTCCCTACTTCTTCGTTCCGCTGCGCGTGCCGATTCAGGTTCCGGCCTATCCCTTCGTGCGTCCCGCCTACGACGCCAAGGGCAAAGAGGCGGCGAAGCGTGCCGAGGCGGTGATCATGGCGGCGGTTGACAAGGTCATGTCGTGAGCCTCGAAACCGATCTCTACACGCTGCTCGTCGCCCTCTGTCCTCGCGTCTTCCCCGACGTTGCGCCGGGGAACACCGAACGTCCCTACATCACATGGCAGCAAGTCGGCGGCCAGTTGATCTCGCCACTCGCCAACGAAGTCCCCGACAAGCGCAACGCGAACATCCAGATCAACGTGTGGGCGACCACGCGCCTCGAAGCGGTGGCGCTCGCGCAGCAAGTCGAGGCGGCAATGATTCAGGCGACCGTGTTTCAGGCGCGGCCGAACATGGCTCACATCGCGTCGTATGAGGAAGACCTGAACCTCTACGGCACCGTGCAGGATTTTTCAGTTTGGGCGCTCCGGTGAACGCCGAGACCCAATTCCCCGTCCCGCGAGGGACTTTGCTCTAGGAGTCAATCATGGCTTATGGCTTTCCCGAAGGTAGTACCTTCCAGTTCTCGGCGTTCAGCGGTTTTGCTGCCGCCAAGACCATCACCGCAATCACCAACGCCACCCCGGCGGCGGCCAGTAGCACGGCCCACGGTTACACCACCAACGACGAGGTCGTGCTGTTCTCGTCGTGGGAGGAAGCAACCGACACGATCTACCGCGTCACGCAGACCAGCGCCGACGCGTTCACGATCCAAGGCCTGAACACGACCGACACGTCGCTGTACCCGGCGGGTAGCGGTGTCCCCGCCACGGCGCAGAAGGTCTCGACGTGGACGACGATCCCGCAGGTGCTGACGGTCGGCACCAGCGGCGGCGATCCGAAGTTCACGACGTTCCAGCCTCTCGCACGCCGTACCGCGATCAACGTGCCGACCGGGTTCAACCCGACCACGATCACGCTGACGATGGGCGACGATCCGGCGAACGCGACCCTGCAAACGATGCTCGGCATCTCGCGCACGCTGGCGAAGATCGGATTCAAGATGGTGATCCCCGGCGCGGGCAGCACCTACGGGTTCGGCTACATGTCGGTCTCGGAGGTTGCGGCTCTCGCGGTCGGTCAGCCCAACCAGCGCACCGTCGTGCTGACGCTGCTCGGCAAGGCGATGTCGTACTCGACGTAACCGTGTCTCCGGGGGGACTTCGGTCCCCCTTTTCGCCCTCGCGACCGTAAGCGCGGGGGTCTTTTTCCAACCACACAGAGAAGACCGAAATGGCGAAGATCAGACTGGGCGGACGCCCGAAGAACTTCAAGCACAAGCTGCAGGTTGAGTACCTCGATGAAGGCGGCCAGTTCGTGAAGGGCGAGATCGAGATGGTCTACAAGTACCGGACCCGCACGGAGTTCGGTGAATTCCTTGACGACCTGTTCAGCGCCGCGAAAGTGACGCCGCAGGGGCAGACCGACGACGAGGTCGTGCTGTCGCTCGCCGAAGCATTGGCGAAGACACGCGACACGAACGCGGACTACATCCTGAAGATCGCCGAGGGGTGGGATCTGATCGATCAGGACAAGCACCCAGTCGAGTTCAACCGTGCGAATGTCGCGCAGCTATGCGACGAGTTGCCCGGTGTCGCGATGTCGATCATCAACGTGTATCGCTCGGCGATCACGGAGGGGAGACTGGGAAACTGAGGGAGGCCGCGACGGCGTTGTACACGTCGAAGCGGCGCACCCCCTCGCCTGCGGGTGGGTTCGACTTGTCGGACTACTACGCAAGCAAGGAAGTGGAGGTGTGGCCGGAGAACTGGCAGGCCTTGCTGCTGTTCATCCGGGTCGGCACACAATGGCGTGTCGGCATGGCGGGTGCGACGGGGTTGGAC